ATGCAAAAGCCGATTAAACGAGGCAACTCATGGCGCATCACAGTACGCCACAATGGTCAAAGATACAATGCCACCCGTGATACGCAAGAAGAATGTATCAAGTGGGCCAAACTTAAATTAATTGAACTTCAAACCCGAGACGCGGTTTCCAAAGAGCAATTAATTCACCTCACATTTAAAGAACTGTTCGAAAAATACTACGCAGATGTTGGTTCAAAGATGCGTGGCTATGTGTTCATCAAACAGCAATTAGGCTCCTTCGAAAAATACTGGGGCAAACTAGCACATCAATCTATTCACGAAATCACCCCTCAAAAAATTACCAAGTGGCGCAATGATCGTTTAAAAGAAGTTTCGCCCGGTACTGTCCAACGTCAGATGTGCCTTTACAGCTCCGTGTTCACCTATGCAGTTAGAGAGCTATTCCTGCTGAAACAAAACCCATTTAGCCTGGTGCAGAAACCAACTAAGCCCGCCGCCCGTTCCCGATTGATTTCTGATGATGAAATTGACGATATCCTTTTAGGGTTAGGGTACTCACATGGCATGCGCCCTTTTTTACCATCGCATTATGTAGGCTGGGCTTTTATCTTCGCTATGGAAACCGCAATGCGCCGTGGAGAGATTATTCGGATTACCCGGGATAACATCCACGAAGATCACATCCATTTACCGATGACCAAGAACGGATCCGCACGTGACGTACCGCTATCTAAAAGAGCCAAAGAGTTACTAAGCCTAGTGCCGGATAACGGTAATAAATTGATTCCCCATAATGACAATTCTTTCCGATTGCTTTGGGAGCGTAATTTGCGCCGCGTTGGTTTAAATGGCGTGGTGCATTTTCATGATACAAGGCATGTGGCGATTACTCGTTTGGTAAATAACCAAAAGCTACCAGTAGAAATTCTGGCAAAGGTTACTGGGCATAAAACCATAAACACTTTAATTAATACTTATTACAATCCTAAGCCATCCGACATTGCCAGAATGTTAGATGCGTGAAATTATAAGCCCCATTGATTTTGGGGCTTTTTAATATGCAAATTTCACTTTTATCGATTAATGAAATAGCTAAAGTTATAAATGGCGATGATAGACTGGAAAGAAGGTCGGGTCCTGAATTAGTCGAGCTTTTTAATTTTATCGGTTTTGAGGATGATTATTGGGCCTTAAATAATCAAGGTTTATTTGGCAGAAGAGCTGACTATACAAAAGAAAAATTATTAGAAATCAATGGTAAAAATGAACTTGTGCAGCTTATAGAAATTTTGGTGGATGATCGCCAAGTGCAAAACGTAGATGAAGTCGCGGATGCCTTAAATAAAATTTTAAAACATGATAAATACCAACTTATAAAAAATACTGATGGCGTCTATAGATTAGTAGGTGAAGGAGTGCCTGAAGACACTAAGGTTACCCCTGTTTTTGATGGTATAGAAAAAGAAATAATTGATTATATTTGTTCAGCTAAATATTCGATTTGGGTCGCCGTAGCTTGGGTTACCTCGCGCCCTATAGCTACCGCACTTTATGCCCAACACAAAAACGGATTAAATGTACGAATAGTGGTTAATGACGATGATCTGACGGATAGTCATGGTATAAAGTTTCAAAATACTGGTATTGAGTATTATAAAATTTCTCCGCAAAGTCAGGATTTCAAAAATCTAATGCACCATAAATTTTGTATTCTTGACTTGAAAAGAGTAATTACGGGATCTTTTAATTGGACAAATCGAGCAGGTTATAATAACGAAAATATAGCTGTAATTGAGAATAGGGAGAAGGCTGAGTCTTTTGCTGATGAATTCTTGAAATTGATCGGTAATTTTGAAAGAAAATAAAAGGGCGCTAGGCCCTTTTTAATTTTTACGTCTTGAGTTTCGTTTACCCGATACGAGATGCATATTTTCCAGTATCGGTACGACTTCTTTAGGGTCATAAAGGTGTTTGTTTTCTGATCCCTTGTTAAATTCACCGACCTTTTCGATGATTGTTTTTCGTGACAGGTTAAAGCGTTCTGCAAGCCATGCTGCGGTAACCCGATTCGGCAATTCTTCGCGTTTCACTTCAACGATTGTGGCATTGCCGATCTTATCTCCCAGATAGAAACGAGGGGGCGTATCGGATTCAACAACGACGATATATTTTCCCATCAGCCCATCTCTCCCAAACTCAAAACCACTTCTTCAGGTAAATCACTGCCTTTCTCAATTACGCACATTTCTTTTTCATTGCCTCCATTAATAAATCCTGTACTTCGCGTTTGCTTTCTCTGCGCTGCATAACCACGGTATCCATCGTGTCTTTGGTTACGATGTGGTGGATAAATACCGGTCTGTCATGCCCGGCTTGTGCTTGGCGAGTCGGCCCGATACGCTCAATAATTTGCTGGTACTCTTCGAGATTCCACCAATGGGAAAAGAACACCAGGATATTGCCGCCGTCTTGCAGATTCAGACCGTGGCCTGCACTCTGCGGATGTGCGAACATCACCGGGATTTTCCCCTTATTCCAATCGCTGATTGTTTTCGGGTTTTTATCCAGTTGTCGGCCTTGTGGAAAAGCCTTCATCAAACGTTCAAGGTCGCTTTTCCAGTGGTATGAAACGAGCACTGGCATGCCTGCGGCCTCTTCAATAATCGACTCTAAAGCCTGCAATTTCAGATCGTGAATTGGTTCCCATGAGCCGTTTTCATCGGTATAAAGTGCGCCACTGGCAATCTGCAAACACTTCATTGTTTTGGACGCTGCGTTAAATGCTTCGACTTCAATGGAGTCTGAAAGCTCAATGAACATTTCGTTTTCCATTTCGTCATAAACTTTTCGTGCTTTGCTGGTCAGCTCAACCTCAATGACGTTCACAATTGGTTCGTCTATGTTGAAATGGTCTTTAGCTTCAAGCGAAATGCAGATGTCTTTTAGCTTTCCGTGGATTTCATCTTGCGAGTGTTTAAAAGGTACAAGCTGAATTGCGTGTCGATCTGCGCCGACCTGGATGGTCTGGAACCAACGCGCAGTAAAGGCATTGAAACTGGTGCCAAGGCGACTACCGCGGTCTAAAAACCATACTTGGCCCCACAAATCTTTAAGGCCGTTCGGGGCAGGCGTACCGGTTAGAGCAATAAAGCGCTTCACGTATTTGTGAGCAACTTTGCCCAGCGCTTTGGCACGTTTTGACCCCTGGCTTACACGGAAACCTTTTAGCTTTGTGCTTTCATCTGCAACCACTTTGGTAAAGGGCCATTTGCTGCCCAGGTGTTCAACCAACCACGGCAGATTTTCATAGTTGATTGTATAAACATGTGCTTTCTGGCGAAGTGCTGCTTCACGTTCTTTGGGCGTACCAACAACAGCAACGATCTTAAAGTTCTCCAGGTGCTGCCACTTGCAAGCTTCGTCCGGCCATGTGCTAGCTGCAACTCGCAAAGGCGCAACGACCAGAGCAGGGCCGGGTTCGAACATTTCCAGCAGCTCAAGTGCTGTCAGTGTCGAAATAGTCTTGCCCATCCCCATGCCTGCGAAGACACCGCAACGCGGATTATCGAGAATGTGCTCGATAATCGCATCTTGGTATGGGCGAGGAGTGAAAGGTTTAGCGTTCATGGCATACATCCTTCATAAAAGTAATCCAGTGCGTATTTGCTCGTTTTCCACTGATATGTCCAAAAACTGGCTTTTGTTCTGTTAATCCCAAAATTTCACTGACTTTTATCTGCGTTTCGTTCCACTTAAAAATCAGCACACCATCATTGGCCAACACACGGAAACACTCAGCAAAACCTTTTCGAATATCTTCGCGCCAATCCTCTTGCAGCTTTCCGTATTTCAAAGCTAACCAAGATTGCTTGCCTGCTTTGATTAAATGTGGCGGGTCAAAAACCACTAACTTAAATTGACCATCATTAAATGGCATATCACGGAAATCCATTTCAATATCAGGCGATACCTCAAGAGAGCGACCATCACATAAAATGTGTTTTTCTGTACGAATATCCCCGAATACTACATTTGGATTTTGTCGATCAAAGTGCATCATGCGAGAGCCACAGCAAGGGTCTAGGATTTTAGCTGTCATGACTTTGCTCCTGTGCTTCGATCATGAACCACCAAATTTCATTCGGCTTAATTGCTGTAGCATCAACAAAATAGTCCCAATCACAACCATGATCACCCATCCATAAATTATCTAAATAGCTTCTTAGTCTGTCTTTGAATTCTCGATTCGGCTCTTTTGGCACCAAAACAAACCCTTCCGGCACCGCTTGAGTTTTGGCTAACTCACGACAAGCTAAATCAAAACCGTATTTGAATTGCTGCGGCTTACCATCGTATCCACAGCGTTTTTTTAATTTTTCGATATCCATCACGCTTTTCCTTTTTCAAATTGGTGGATGCGGTGTTTCACTTTGGCCATCGCAATACAGGTTTCGTTTGTTGCAGGGGTTACCAAGTGCTTGTATGACTGATTTAGTCGGACTAATTCGCCCCTGGAAATCAGTTCCAGATTCTCAAGTCGGCAATCCTGCGTATTTGTATTTTTGAAAATAAGCACCCGGCCTTTCGGGATAGGCCCGTAGGCCTGCTGCCAGATATGACGGTGCTTCAGTTCAAATTTGTTCGGCTCTGCGACTTTTACTTCTACATAACCATCGCGGGTAACACGTTCATAGCCGACCGGTTTTTTATTCCAGGTCGTTTGCCCTTTCTTAAAAGAAGTAGCGTTTGCTTTCATCAAACCTTTGGTGCCGGTATTCCAAGGCTTATGGCCTTTTTCAAGGCGACCTGTGCGACCGGTTAAGGCCCCGATACGTTCGCATTTACGACTCAACACTCTGCGACTGATATTTGTTCCGAACTTTTTATTGAAAAGAACGGTCATCTCTTCACGTAACATTGTTTTATGTGCGTGTAGAAATTCGACCATTTCGTCGGTGTAAACTAACCGAATTCCTTTAGGCATCTTGCTTTTCCTTCTGGTAAATCTTGTGATCAATCTGGGCCATGGTTAAAAGCAGCGGTTTTACGTCATTGTCGGCTGTGTGATGTTTATATCGCTGTGCCAAAATACCCGTAACGCCACGGTGAATAGCAATCAGGTTCTCATGATCAAAATTCTGATCGTTGCCGTCTTTAAACTTAATCACGTGGTGCTCCGGGATACGTCCATAATGCTTTTCGTAAATTACGTGATGCTTTAAGCGGTACTCATTCGGCATTGCTGTTTTGATATAGACTCTGCCGCGTTTATCCGGCTTGGTTTCGTACCCGACTGGCTGAGTGACGAAGTTGACGCCTTTGCGCCAGCCTTCATGCTCTCCGAAACGTCCGGTGCGCTTTGAGCTAAATCCGCGGCGAGTACACAGATTCACGAGTGCTACATAGGTCATGCATAGACCAAACTTTTCATTGACCGTGGCAACCAGTTCTTTACGCGGCATATCGCGGTTATCGCTTATGAACTGGATTACTTCCGGCGCGTAATGTGAACCGCCTTTTGATTTACGACCGGTCAGCCAGCGGTTACGTTTGCACAGTGAGTTCATCGCGTACAGGGTAACGTCAGTACGGCCGAACTTTTCCACGAACTCAGCGTACATTTCGGTACGCGGACGTTTGTGATTGGCTTCTACAAAAGCCAATTCTTCAGCCGAATACTGATTAGGACGGCCCATGTCTTAACCCTCAATTAGCTTTGGAACTGTGCGGCTTTCTGGCGGCAGCAACTTCTGAGCATCAATCACCAGCTGGTTTACTGCTACGATCTGCGCGGCGGTATCGTTAACCATTTTTGCCTGTTTAAAGCGCATTTCGATTTCCGCATCGGGCAGCTCTTCACCGTCTTTATCTGTCAGATCGTTTAGGCGTTCCAGCTGTGCCATTAAAATATTGTGCACGTCGCTGATTTTGTTTTTCATTTCAGTAAATCCTGTATTTGTTCAATCGAGTCGATCACCTCAATTCGTTGCCCCATGTTTCGCATGCGTTCATGCTCACGTGCTTGGGCAGGAGTAGGTTTTTCACCTGGTGCTTTAAGCTCTGCCCAAAACGAATTGCCCTTGATCATCACCAACCGGTCGGGGGCACTATTTCGACCGATCCATTTAACTTTTCTTACTTCACCGCCTAGTGCTTTGACTTGCTGCACCAGGGCTTTTTCAATTTGTGATTCGCGCATGGTTAAGCACGTAAAGGCATTACCACGCCTTTGGCATGGTCAAAATTGGTTTCTTTAAAAGTAACCAAAGCTGCTGAGTTCGCACCGGTAGGATGTAAAAGCGCGAGTAACCCCTTGCCACCGAGCGCTTTTTGTACTTTTTGGAAGTCCTGCACGTACGACCAGTTAAATTGTGGGTAGATACCGTTGTACTCGGGCTCAACTGCACGCGGGAAAATGCGCTGCCAATCCGGGTACTTCGCATCGTGGCCGACAAAAGATTCTTTAACGGTTAAGGGGTCGAAGCGTAATTCACCTTCACGTGTTCTCGGATTGAAGATTAAACGGCAATCTCCTTTGCGGTTTTTGGCCGGGAGTTTCTTTAAAAAGTAATTTACTGATTCAGTCGGGATGATGATCTGGGGCAATTCTTTGCTCACATTTTCGAGCGCGCATGCAAAACCACGGTGGCCATCTGTAGACACGATGTGGCCTTTGTCGATCGCAACACCGCACAGGTAAAAACGCACATCGTTTACTGCAGCACAAATTGTTGAAGCAGCAAGCAGTTGCATAGGGATTTCAAGTTCAATGTTTTCCATTTCATTAGTCCTTTCTGTAGCGATAAGATTCAAAACCCGCTGCTGCCAATGGCAAATCGCTGGCCCATTGGGGATTAGCAGCAAGCAGTTTGGATAAGTGTTCGTGGTTAAATTCAGGTGAATCAGGCGTTTCGGTAATTACTTCATCGTGTACCGATAAAATAATTTCGTAATCTTCTGCTTCGATTTTCGGCATGTTGTATGCCAGTACGTCACGGGAAAATGCTTGTGTGATGTTCTCCGCCAGCTTTCCGCCATAGGTGTACAGACGTTTCCATTTACGGGAGTACTGGCAAATCCCCATATAAGAAATGCGGCCGTCTTGTTCAACACGAGCTGCCGGGTAGCAAAGGAAGCGACCGCTTGGCAGTTTGATCAAAAGCCAATTGCCTTTTTTCATCAGTACAACCTTGCGGCATAGATATGAATTACCCGGATTGAGCAATGCTTTGATCGCTGTGTTCTTTAGCTCAGTCCACCACGCAGAGATATTCGGGTGTGCATATCGCCACGAGCGTTTAAACGAATCGCAAACTAACCATGTGTCGCGCTTTAAGCCAAAGGTGCTGCGACGTTCTTTTTTGTGCCATTCGTACGCTCGGATTGCTTCATTCAATACGCCGCGGTCGATGCTGTTCAGTGCCAGTTCCGCCATGGCATCAAGATCAAGACCATATACTGCTGCGAAAGTTAGGAATGCGCCGACACCGCCTTCATACCCTAATGCCAACTCTTGGACTTTACCGACCTGGCGTTGTTCTTTATCCACGGTTTCAGGCGGTACGTTGAACGACTTGGAATACGCCACTTTATAAAGGTCGTGGCCTTTACCAGCGTCAAAATCGCGGAACGCTTGGTTTTTCCATTCTTCACCAGCGAGCCAAGCCAATCCGCGGCCTTCAATATTCGATAAGTCCGTGATGACAAACTTTTTGCCTTTTGGTGCTACGATGCTGCCGCGGATAGCAGAGGAAGTAAGTTCCATCACGTTATCCACAAATAGATCGGCGCAGCCTGCTTTTAAGGCTTCGATTCCGAAGTCAATATCGTCCTGCTTAAGTGCCGGTCTAGGTAGGTTTTGGGGTTGGAAGGTGCGGCCAGCCCATCGGCCGGTGCGTGATGCTCCGTTAAATTGCAAAGTGCCGCGGAGACGCCCATCGGAGTTTGTAGCCAAACTAAGTGCTTTGTACTTGGCTGTACTCGTAGTCGAGGCTTGTAAACGGATTGCAATAAGTTCTCGTACTGCAACTGGAATCGACTCATCATTAAGTCTTCGCTCAAGTGTTGCTTTCTGCATGTCGGGTAGCGTGACTCCGTACACGCTGAGAATGTGTTTGAGCAGTGCATCGCGTTGCGTGGCTGCTTCAACTTCGCCATTGGTCATTTCCTTTGTTTGTTGTGCTAAAACCTTCTGGGCTTGCGCAACTGCTTCCATAGCAGATTGCACAAGGTCAAGGTCGATGCTCACGCCGCGGTCGTTAATCTTCTGGTCCAGATGCCAGAGCGCTAATTCCGAATTACGATAGTTCCATTTCGGCATTTTTTTACGCAGTTCGCGCATGGCCAAAATATCGTTTTTGGCATAAGCCAGGAACTCAGCCCATTTTTCAGGATGCGTTTCACTGGTAGCGCGGCGGTGTACGCGGTTGGCAGGCTGCGGTTTGCAGAAAAGCTGAATCAGTTGCTTACCGGCTTTATCTTTTGCCTTGTCCGCTTCGATACCAAAAATTTCACACAGGGTATCGAGGCCGCCCGGTAAAGAATGGCTCAGCGCTTGGACCATGGTGTCTTCCCAGCGTTCAATTTTCAGATCGTACTGAGGCATCGCATGGCGCAATACGGTACGGTCGAATCCGGAATTGTGCGCGAGCAATTTCACATCTGGGTTGCGGAGCAGGGCATCTAGCTCTTTGCTCATTGGACCCGCTGTTAAGTCTTCGACCTGTACTTCGCCTTCACCTAACGCCCATGCGAAAATCATCACTTCGACATTTTCGGCGTAGGCGTGCGTACCGTTTTTAATCGGCGTTTCGCTGTACGTTTCGAGGTCGAGGAATAATTCGAGTTGCATATTTAAATTTCCTTTTTGCTTTGGTGAAATAAACGCAGAGGGTCAGCTATACATTTATTTCCCAAAGCAACCGCCGAAGCGGGTGCTGAGATTTGGGATTAAGGAGTAAATTCACCTTGGAAGATGCGACCTTGGCCGGCTAATTTTTCAGTCAGAATGCCTTTGAACTCGTCCGCCAAAGATTCGTTCAACGCTTCTTCACCAACAATGCGCAGTACAAAACCAGGCGCATCATCGTTATTGGCAGAAATACGAAGCGATAATTTCACGCTACGAGGATTCAGGCCGTGGTAGCACTCGGTGTGCAAAAGGAAGAAATGCGGTAGATTTTCATCAACACCGGTTGCTTCTAGTTTTTCCAAAGCGCTCACCTGGTGGCCGAAATCGCGCACTTGGCTGTCTAATTCCGAACCTTTGGTGATTTTTACTTTGCGCAGTGCGCGAATCGCTTTGTCCAGTTCGACTTCACCCTGTTCGGTGTGCGCTGAGAGGAAATCAGCCCAGTCATCAACGATGTCAATCAGTTGCTGCTGGCGAATGCGATTACCGTTTATGCCTTCGAAACGTGCAAATTCAGCTTTCTTTTCTAAAGTCAAAGTTGCAGTGTCATCGCCGTGTCCCGGGGTGAAAACGTCCCCAAGGTTTAAGAAAGTACGTGCCTTTAAGCCGCGGGTAGTCTCGATGTACGTTTGCACGTTTTCATCATTACTGCCGTTGCGATAACCAACATACTCAACGAAAGAAGAGATTGAGCTGGTTTGGTACGCGCCACGGTAGCGGTCACGACCGTCGTTGAAACGTTCCGTGCTGTGAAGTTTGAAGCCTTCCGGCAAAATAGCGATTGACGCCGCACCGTTTACCTGCACGGGTAGATTTGCTTGTGCTGCTACCGCTAAATCCGCGATTTGTTTTACTGCTGCTTGTTCCATAGGTTTTGCTCTTAGTTAAGTTATGGTTGGAAAGAGGTTGATTAGTCCATGTAGTCGTGCGCTTTGGCAGAATTCGGCATGATTGAAATGCCGCCGCCGTGCAGTACGTGCATTGGGGTTGCACCTTCGACCAATTCAGCACGATGGCCCTTAGAAGTCGGCGTTTTGTAATCCAGTGAATGGGCAATGTTCACTTGGCTGGTGTCAGCGATTTGCTTGATTTTCAGCTTGATAGTGACTTCACCTTGTTTGCCGTTTGCGATTACACCGGCCGCCACATCGGTCAAGATGGCGCCGAGTTGCTTTTCGAATACTCCGGCGTTTAATTCACCGATAAAATCAGATACATCAGTAGGTTTTGCGCTCATTTTTAATTCTCACTTTGGGTTTGTCGGAAAGGGTTGCCCTGATTGCTCAGGGCAGTTTGGGATTAAGCCAGTAGCGGATCGTCTGCGAAATCATCTGCAGCCAGGTCGTCAAATTCATCTTCAGAAGCTGCGCCGCCACCAGCGAAGGCGTCACCGTCTTTGAGGAATTGCACGCCGCGCAGGGAAGCGTTAATGCGTTTGCCGAAAGAGTTATCTTGTGCCCACAGTTCAATCGATGCGTTCACGTAGCAACCGGCGTACGGTTTGCCATCTGCTGAGTCCAGCGGGGTTTTGTCGCGGTCAATGATTAACGGACGGGTTTTGTTGCTGGCATTGATGAACATATTGCCTTCATAGCCCGCAAGGTCAGCTTTGGTATCGCCATCGTGTAAAGCCAATTTGTCCTGGGCTTCCAGACCTTTTTTGATTTGAGGCCATTTAGCGCCCCATTTCGCTTCACCGACTTTTTCAATTGCGGCTTTGATTTCTTTAACAGCAGCGTGGTCTGGTGCCATCAGGAAAGCTGCGCTGAATGTCGGTTCGCCGCCGTTTACAGATTCAGCTTTGAAAAGTTTCGGGAACGCTAAGCGAACGTTAGTTAATTTTGCTTTCATGTGTTTGTTTCCTTTAATTAAACAGTTTCAAAATCGTTGAATGGGTTTACTTCAAGCGCCGGGCGCTTATCGGATTCAGGTGCGACAGTTGGTTTTCCGTCTGGACGCACAATAAGGTCTTGAACTTTTGACCATTGGCGTGGGCCAATGACACCGGCCTTTTGCAGCTTTTCTGCATTGGTCGGGGAAATCAGTTTTAAGTCGTACATATCTTCGACTTTCAGGCGCATACCTTTCAGCACTTGCTCGGCTTCTTCTGCATTTGACCAGGTGCGGTTACCTGCACGGCCTTGAACCAATTTGAAACCTGGAACTTGCTCACCGCCGTGTAATTTGTCAGTCACCGCAATGGATACTGCTTTAGACCACGATTCGATCAGCGGCAGTGCTGCGTATAGCTTCGCCAGCGTCTGGTTTTCATGCTGCGGTACGTCTTCTACTGCTTGCTTGAGTTCAGCTTCTAAATCACACGCGCTTAGATCATCAAATTCACCTGCCACGGTTTCAATCACAGCTTTGGTCAGGGCAGGGCAAGAGGCTTTTGCTTTACACCAGTGGCATTGTTTTTCGCCCGGGTTCAACATGTCCTTTTCTTGGAAAAGGGCCGTACCTGCATCAATCGCTTTGATCATCTGCACTGTGTTTTTTGCACGGTGCGCGAAGTCATATAATTCTTCGATTGTCACCACCGATTCAGATACATGACCTAATCGCGGTTGGTGGATAACAAGTCGTGCATGGGTAAAATCGCCGAACATTCCGAAATCGCTTAACGCACCCAGCGCATACAATTTCAATTGCTCATTGCCTTCTGCATCGACCTTTACGCCGCGGCCATATTTCAGGTCGTGGATCTGGATTTCTGTCTGCCCGATGATGATCGCGTCACCAGTGCCGAAAGCATTCTCAGCGTCAATAAAGCTTGAGAAATTCACTCGCTGTTCGACCAGCAGTTCATTGCCTTCGGCTTGCGAGCGAACCGCATCCACGTACTTTTGAACGAACTCGGCCATTTCCAGGTCAACCATGAAGCCAGAACGGGTTTCTGCTGCTTCCTGGTCCCATTCCGCATTGCCTTTTTTGATCACGATGAAGCAGTTCAAAAAGTCAGTTGCGTTGCGGTCGCGTTCCAGGCATTCAGATGCCAGGAAGTGAGCTGCGGTTCCCTCGTCGGCATGCGCCGATGAAGTATTTGCCATGTCTTTTTCCATGATCATGCTGCCTGGGCACGATAACCAACGGTGGGCAGCAGATGGGCTGAATTTCGCATGTGCCATGTCTTCAGCTCCTTAACCATAGTAGGTGGTGAACGTCATGTAGCTGATTGCACTGGCTACGATGAGGATCATTAAAATTGCGGTGATCAATTCGCCGCGTGTTAAAAGCGGTTGGTGCTTTGGTTTTGCAAAATCCGACGCTTGCAGACGTTTTGCACAAAGCTGGTCAAGTTTGTGGTTACGCATCTGCTGTCTCCAGAGTTTCTTCAGTCATTGCGACTACTGCCGCATACTGGTCCGGACGGATTGCAGAAACGTTTGCAACAGCGAAGTGCGATAGGATGCGTTGCAGTTCGCTACGTGATTTTTTGGCAACTTGCATCAGTGCGCTTTTCACATCATCAGCGGTGAAAGTCGGAGCGTCAGTTTGTTCAGCATCCTGCAATTCATCCCGCACCTGACTCGATTGTTCCTCTACAACCGATGCGACTGGCGCTTCTGTCAATACAGGTTCAAATTGCGCTTCGCCGACCTGTTTGCCAAAAACGAAGTCTTCGAGCTTCGTTACTTCGGCGATGATGTCTTCCGCAGTGGTTTTGCCTGCTTCGATGAAGGATTGGCACATTGCTACGCGCCAGTTTTTTACGTCTTGAATCATTTTCTTATACCATCAGTAAAAATGTTATGAGGCAAATATAAATATGAATCTAAACCGATGCAAGGAAAATTTATACCAAAGATCAAAATATTTCATATACCATTGATATTTATTTACATTTATTTTTGTATAGGCAATAAAAAACCGCCCATTGCGGGCGGTCTTCTAAATCTTTTTTACTATCTTCTTAATTTTCTTATGTGGTCAATCACAGTTGCGATGATCTGAATGTTCTGGAATCGGGAGTCTAATTTCGCGTAATTATCGTTGATCGGGATTAATTCAAAATACTCGCGGCCATTTTCATCAAAGCCTCTCGGCTTATATTTTTTGAATGTTGCTTCGTGGCCATCGTTTTGTGCGATTACGAAATCGCCGGGCATTGGTTTGACATCCGGATCGACGATAATTTTATCCCCTGGCTTAAATTCTGGATACATACTGTCCCCGACAATTTCCAGGGCAAATGCGTACCTCCCGAGGTCATGGGCGTACGTTGCTACGAACTGATCTTGCGCGTTTAATACGGCTTCTTTAAAACTTCCGGCTTGAACAAAACTAATCAATGGGACTAACCTGATGCCATTTTCTTGGATTTTTTGAACGTTTTTAATGTCACTGGTTAATTGTTTTTCTACAGCAGATTCAATATCTTGCTTAATTTCATCAACCAGATTAGGGTTTTCATTTTCTAATTGTTCAAGTGCTTTTTGCAACCGTGTATCGCTAATTTTTCTACCAATTGCGTCAAATGCCGTCGCGGCAATTGCACCTGCGGCGAGGCCTATTGGTCCTGCAACAGCGCCTAATGTTGCGCCAGCTGCTATTCCGCCTATGCCTGTTCCGGCGATGTACCCTAAAGCCGTGCGTGCTTTATTCACTTCGCTGATCATTTCACCTTCGCCGGTGACTAGCCAAGTGAAATCAGTACCGGTGTACTCTGCGATTTTCTCTAGGGTCTCTTTGCTGACTCTTCCTTTCTTCCAGTTGTTCGGGGCTGTGACCGTTAATCCAACCTCTTGAGCTAATGCCGACCAGGATATTTTTCTACCAATTTTGGCAGCTTTATAGTCCTTTGCCTGCTCAATCCTGGCGGCGATCCCGGTAAGTGGGCGGGAGTTTATTGCGACGTTCATTACGCCATCTTTAATCTCCGCGTGGTTAGTTTTAAGCGCATCTTCATTAATTACATACTTTTTAGTAGTCATTCGCCCCATCCCTTAAACTTATCGCCCAAAAAACAAGCGTGCCTCTTAACCGGTTGCGTGATTCGTAAGTCTAATTAAAAGAAAAACGTCTTATCTTTTATTAATTATACATTATGTATAAGCCGCTACCTAAATATTTATTTTTACCTGATTGCGCTTTCTTAGACTAATGGTATAAGATTCTGCTTATATTAGTTGTATAAGTAACAGGTTCTCTATGTTTGAAGATGAAACAGTATTGGCAAAGGTAGTCCGCAAGATTGGCGGACAGGTGAAAGCAGGGGAGGCTTGCGGTGTCACCGCTGCGGTTATCGGCCGCTGGATTAAGCAGCAGCACTTGCCTCGCACTGATTACACCGGCGAAACCGACTATGCCGGTGCGTTAGCAGAAGCAAGCGACTTCCTTTTTTCTCGTGAAGAGATCCTTTCAGAATGCAATCCGGCCAATGTCAAAGGCAGAAAAATGGAGCTAGGCCCCGATGAGTGAAGGTAAAAAATTCGATGGCGAAAAGCCGCGTTTCTCATTAATACCGGGTGGCGTATTGCCGCCGGTAATCAACGTTTTGGAATTCGGTGCCAAGAAGTATTCGGAAGGCAACTGGCGCCAGGTGGAAAATGCCCGTACTCGATATTTCGATGCGGCACACCGCCATCTGGACGCCTGGTGGAATGGTGAATCTGCGGATCCGGAATCCGGGGAACACCATCTGGCCCATGCAATCTGCTGTCTGATGTTTCTGATGGCGCTGGATGAACCAGCGAAGAAGCTTGTGCCGATCTGCAAACACAATTGGCAAGAAGCAACTGCAGCGGGCGATGCTCGCCGGACTTTCGTTTGCTCGAAGTGTCCTTCTCAAAAATCAGTGTCTTTTAATGAGGAGTTTTTACAGCCATGACAAATTTCCGTGAGCAAGGTAAAAAACTTCTCGCATATAACTATATGGTCGTTCCGATCAAGCAGGGTGAAAAACGCCCTGCATTAAAAGACTGGCAGGATGCGCGTATCACGGCAACTGACCTTCTTAAATATCCGAATTGCGGTATCGGGGTTTTAACTGGACAGGGGCAATTCCCCATCTGCGCAGTGGACATTGACGTACTCGATGAAGCACTGGCAGAGGACTATGCCGAATGGTGCCGGGATAACTTAGGTGTGAGCTGTGAGCGTGTTGGTAAAGCGCCGAAGATGTTGATGGTCTACCGTGCGGAAGAAGCAAACTGGGGTAAGTCAACTTCGGCATGGTTTGCTGCTCCTGAGGAATCGCAAAAACCGTTTAAAGAAATGGTGAAGCAACGCCTGGAAGTCCTGGGCCGCGGTCAGCAATTCGTTGCGTACCATGTGCATCCGGATACGGGCAAGCCATACGAATGGGTAGACTTCTTTGGCGGTCTGACTGAGTTTTCAGCGGAAACACTGCCGGTCGTTACCAAAGAGCAGATTGCTGCGGCTGTAGAAAAATTCGAAGAAATGGCCCAGAAGCACGGTCTTGTCCGTGTCAAAAATAGTAAGGCCAAGGTTGGCACTTTAACTTCAAGCGAACTTGAAGATGAAGACGACATTTTAATGAACACCACTATGCCGATTGGCTGGGAAATTGGGGATGCAAAGAAATATCTTGAATACATTGATAATGAGGACTTTGAAACTTGGCTTCGCGTTGGTATGTCTTTGCACCACGAATTCAATGGCAGTGACGAAGCACTCAACTTATGGGACGAATGGAGCGCTACGGCATCCAACTATTCTTCGACTGATGACCTCGGCTACCGATGGTCCACGTTTAGCCAAACTGGGTCAAGCATCGTTACAGCCCACTGGCTACTTAAAACAGGTCGTGAATCTAAACAGGAAAAGGTCAGAGCTGAAAAACGACAAGCTTTAGCCGATGTCAAAAAGCTGATTGCTTCTTGTGAAGATACCCAGGAGCTGCTGCAGAAAATCGCCAAAGAAGCAGGACAGATCGCAGGTACTGACTTGGCATTGCGTGCTGAATTGTCAGGTTTGATTCGCAAGCAATTCAAACAAATTTCAGACGTTGGTTTGACAACTCGTGAAATCAATATCGCAATGGGCGGTAAAAAAGTACAAGTTGCTTTCGATGATTCCAAAAAACTACCGATGACCGAGTTCGGCAATGCTTCGCGCATGCTGGACAAGTACGGCAATGAAATCATGTTCGTTGCTGAAACCGGTAACTGGTATCGCTGGAACTCAGTTTATTGGGAGCCTTGCGTCAATATGGTTATTGAGCAGTACGCAAAGCAAACCGTGTTGTCTTTAGGTGATGAAGCCAAAAAGATTGATGACGATGCCCAACGTGCGGAGTTCTATCAATTCTGTGCGGCCAGCCAGAAGGCTTACATGGTCACCAACATGGTTCGATTAGCACAATCAGATCCGCGAGTCTTGGTGCCGATTAAAGAACTGGATAGTGATCTGTATTTATTGGGCTGTGCGAATGGTGCTGTGGATCTGCGCACCGGTGATCTGGTTCCACCGTCTCAAGATTTGCTAATCACGTATAGCACTGGCGTTGAATATAACCCTAAAGCGAAATGCCCGTTGTTTAAAAAGACCGTGCTTGAGGCGTTCCACAATGACCAGGAAATGGCGGACTTTTTCCAGCGCCTAATGGGTTACGCCATTTTAGGTAATCCAAAGGAAAACCTAATTGTGATTCCTTTCGGAGATGGATCAAACGGTAAATCCACCGTTTTGACCACGGTTTTTAAAGCCTTGGGCGATTACGCCAAAATGACACCAGCTGAAACTTTCTTAGGTGAAGGCAAGTCCAGTGCAGGTGGTGCCCGTGAGGATTTGCTTCGTTTACGAGGTGCCCGTTTCGTTTATGTCGGTGAGCCTGATGAAAACAAGGAAATGAAAGAAGGTCTGGTCAAATCCATGACCGGTGGCGAATCCATCATCGCACGTGGCCTTTATTCCAAGGTTTCAGTCGAATTCACACCGACCTGGACAGTGGTCATGCCGACCAACCATAAGCCAATCATTAAAGGTGGTGACCATGGTATTTGGCGCCGTTTAATGATGGTGCCGTTCACCAGAAACTACGATAAGGACACGACGGTTAAGAAAGACCCGAGCCGTAGTGAAAAGTTAAAAGGTGAGTTGCAAGGCGTTCTTGCCTGGCTTGTCCAGGGTGCTCTGGAATACCAGCAACACGGTCTGAACGAACCGAAGAAAACCAAAGAAGCTCGGGAGGAGTACCGGGAAGATATGGACCTCCTTTCTGACTGGATCCGTGAATGCTGCGAAGAAGGTGACTTCCGGGAAACATCCCAAAATCTTTGGTTGAGCTGGCAACAATATGCCGAAGCGCGCAAAGAATTGCGCTATATACCGACGGCTCGAGCGCTTGGGCGTCGTTTGGCAAGTCGATATTCGTTGGTGCGGTCTACCGGTGGTAAACGGTTTTTCACAGGTTTACGTGTGGTAGTTGACCCCCTTTCTGCAGATTTTACGGAAACGAAATAATCGGTTTATGGCGTTGAACGCGTAATTTTTTGCATGTTTGCAGTTTTTTACGTGTTCGTAGTGGTTAGGAAATAAGGAAAGTGACGTTAGTGACGTTTTAAGGGCGATTTTCAGGAAGTTCTATTTATATATATTAGCTACTTCCTGAAAAATGAATAAATAACGTCACTAACGTCACTACAAGAAATTTAGCGATTTTTAAGGTGAATTTTGAAAATGAGTACAACAACAGCGCGGCCACACTTTTCTGTGGCAATTGACTGGAAACAACGGGACATTGAGCAGTGGCTTGAGCAATACGGGGCTTGGCTTTTAATTGGTTGCCGATATGAAAACCTTGGTGCGAATAGCATAATGGGGAAACTTCTGGACATGGCTCAAGGCGTAAAAAGCGACAACCGCCGCCGTGCTTTACCCCGTTGTAATATTACGGATGATGAAGCGGAAGCAATTGAAGCTTTGGTCAAGCACATTTCCCAGACAGAAACGCCTAAGGCACAAAAGTGGGTTCAGATCGTGGTGAACTATCACATTGATGGTATGAGTGAAGAAACAATAGCGCACCGCTACAACATGTCGCGGTTTGCAGTCACCAGAGATAAAATGAACGGCATTATCCGCATAGTGTCCAAACATTCGTTTTTAAGAAGCAGATTAATTGATTAAATCTTGACTGCCGGCAGCAATGTGATAAATTCTCTTTATCATGGTCGAAGTGTCACACAGACGACCGGTTTAAAAGCTCACATATCAGTGGGCTTTTTTTTATTGCCTTGAGAAATGCCTGTGAAAGCAAAATCAAGGCACCTATGGCGGTTTTCTTTAATCTCAGTGTTATAGATGGCTATAGCCGCCACCCAGATTCCTAAACAGGAGACTGCTATGCTCCGATTCTTAAAACGACTATTTTGCATTCATGCTTACGATTATGAATCCGACATCTTCCGACAGGTTGAGTGCCGGAAATGTGAAAAGACAAAAACACAATAAATTCTCCAGTTAGGCCGATGTAGCTAGGCCAGTACACAAAACCGCATCAATCGGGAGATTTGATGCGGTTTTTCTTTTTAAGGGGATAACCGTGGCCAGAAACCGACACGAAATAAAACAGAATTTAAAAGAATATGTGAACGAGCGTGAACAGTGGTGCAAGGCGCTAGCAAGTAACACAGCGCCGTTCGCGTTAAAGAATCTGGTCCACTCGCACATTCGTGACCTGGACAAAAGAATACAGAACATCCAATGGCTACTGGACGTACAGCAATGACCTGTGCAGCATGTGAAGCAAGACGCAAATGGATAGAGAAACAATATGAGCGATCAAAAGAAAGAATGCGATTGTGTATCGAACGACTTACTTTTAAAGCTGGTCGAACAGAGCAATCAGCTGATTCAGCAAAACAACCAACTCATCCAGATCAACAATGAACAGAATGCTCAGATCAATGAGCTGTTGATTCAGTTGGAAGGTGGTGAGGAAGATGAGCCTAAGTCACGGTATTTGGATGGATGATTGTGAAGCTACCGAGACTGCAAAGCAAACTACAGGCGATGACACCGAAGGCACCGAGACCACCTAAGAATAATTGGGGGCAAGGTCGTGGTGGTAGACCATGGCGCAGACTCAAGCAGAAGATTCATACACGTGATGAGTGGACCTGCTGCTCATGTGGTCGTGTGACTATGGAGCTTGAGTTAGACCATGTCGTTAATGTGGCTCAAGGTGGTACGGATGATGAGAAGAATTTACAAAGCTTATGCGTGCCATGCCATAAATCAAAAACAAATAGAGAGAGTAAGCAATGAGTAATGAGGAATTGTTAGAGCAGCTAGAGTCTGTGGCCAACTTCATGCGCGGCATGCAGCTCGATGTTCGAATCCCTAGTGATGCAAGAGAAGCGCTGCGTGAACGTGCAATGGAAATCGATGATATTGTTGAGGCGGCTTCACGCGAGTGAATAGGCAGGGGGGAGTCAAAAAGTTTGAAGCCTTGAGCCAGCGGACACCGCCCCCGATCTCACTTATAAAAAAATTTCCCATTTCGCAAATATGTTAAAGGAGGGTATATGGCTTTAACAGCAAAAAAGAAGGCATTTGCCCAAGCCAAACATGATGGCGCCGATAACAAAGAAGCTGCTATTTTCGCGGGTTACAGCCCCGAAACAGCTTCGCAAGCCGGGTCAAGATTGGCTAAAGACCCCGATGTGGTTGCGCACATTGAAAGACTCAAAATTAACACCGAGGTTAAAGCTGAAACCAAACCAGAACCAAGACCAATCATCACAAAAAAAGACATTGAAACTGCTGGCAGCCGTGCTGACCCGCTAAAGTTTCTGGAAGAAATCTGGACTGATCCGGTTGAAGATATGAAATTGCGAATGGACGCAGCAAAAGCAGCCCTTCCATATTTCCATGGCAAAGTCGCTGAGAAAGGCAAAAAAGAAACCAAAGCCGACGAAGCCAAAAAGGCTACTCAAGGCGGGAAATTTGGAACATTGGGCTCACAGTTGAGAAGTTAGAATGTTATATCCAGATAAGTTTGCAGTTAACTTTTTTATTGATGGTCAGACACATCAATTTGCGCGACGGATCCTCACTCAGGTGCCACAGGTTGCTAGTCGTTGTGTATTCAAGGAAAAGCGGTATGAAGTGCTAAGCGTTGAGTGGTGCTTAGATGAGGATGCCACCAACTACGAATACCAAGCCAGAATAAATATCGAATTAAAACCACTTTAAGAGCCGCCCATCGAGGCGGTTTTTTAATGAGTTAAATTTATGTCAGCAATGCTCCCAGAATGGTCGACATCTCTTCCAGACTGGGAGGAGCGTATTGTCGCTAAAAAGTCACTCATGCCTTGTGAGCCACTTTTCCCGGAAGTGGCCGATGTAGCAGAGCGGATTTTTAAAGAATTAATCCTGGTCGATGTGATGGGTAGCCCAAAAATGGGCGAAGTCACGCGTGAGTGGGTGATTGAGTTTGTCCGGGCAATCTTTGGAGCTTACGATCCAGTACAGAAAAAGCGGTTAATTCGTGAATTCTTCCTGCTGATCTCCAAGAAGAACACCAAGTCGACAATTGCAGCCGGCATCATGATGACCGCATTGATCTTGAATGATCGAATGTCGGCAGAGTTAATCCTGCTTGCTCCCACAAAAGAAGTGGCAGACAACTCATTTAACCCGATCCGGGACTTTATTAGGGCTGATCCTGAGTTGCAGGAAATGTTTAATATTTCCGAGCACACCAAAACAGTTACCCACCTGGGAACCAATGCGACTTTAAAAGTAATTGCTGCTGAGAGTGATGCGGCTGCGGGTAAAAAGGCCTCAATTATCCTGATCGATGAGATTTGGGTGTTTGGAAAAAGACCTCGCGCTGAATCGATGTTTCGTGAGGCAAAGGGTGGCTTGGCATCACGTCCTGAAGGTTGTGTGATTTATCTGTCTACCATGTCAGATGAAGTGCCATGCGGTGTATTTAAGCAATTGCTGGACTATGCGCGTGATATTCGGGACGGTGTAAAAGTCAATCCTCAGTTCTTGCCGCTGATTTACGAGTTTCCTGAGTGGATGCTTGAGGCAGGTGAACACTTAAAACCTGAAAACTTTTATGTCACCAATCCAAACTTGGGCGCATCGGTTGATCTGGATTACCTGATTAACGAATTTGAGAAGGTTAAAGATGCTGGCGAAGAATCTCTGCGCGACTTCCTTGCCAAACACCTAAATGTACCAATTGGCCTAAACCTCCGAGCCAATCGCTGGGCTGGTGCTGAATATTGGTTGAAACAAAAACACGTTTTCACACTCGACGACATTATTGAAAAGTCGGACGTTATTACCTGTGGTATCGATGGTGGCGGTCTGGATGATTTGCTTGGCTTTGCTGTACTTGGTCGGCATGCAAAAAGCCGTAAATGGTGGCTCTGGAACCATGCTTGGTGCAATAAAACCGCAGTCGAAAGGCGCAAAGAGAACGCGCCAAAGTATGCTGACTATGAAAAAGAAGGCAGCCTGACCATTGTTGAGCGTATTGGTGATGACATTGACCAGCTGGCAGCCATTGCAAAGAAATGCTTCGACTCTGGCAAGCTCGACAAGATTGGTCTTGATCCTCTTGGCTTGGGCGGTCTGCTGGATGGTTTGCTCGATGCAGGTATTCCTGAAGACAAAATGATTGCAGTAGCTCAAGGCTTTAAGTTGATGGGCTATATCCTCACCACAGAACGAAAACTGGCAGAAGGCAATCTTTACCACGCTGGACAAGAATTGATGACCTGGTGTGTTGGTAATGCGCGTGCAGTTGTAAAGGGTAACGGCATGATGATCAGCAAACAGGAGTCAGGTGTTGGGAAGATTGATCCATTGATTGCGACTTTTAACGCAGTGGCACTAATGAGCCTGGCACCGGAAGTTAATAATTATGACATTGACGGATATTTAGAGGACATCGTGATAGCATGAGCGACTTACAAGACACGGGATTTTGGTCTCGCTTCTGGTCACGATTGACTGGAAAAACTCAATTAAAGAAAGGGGATTCCTCCTATCCGGTAGATAGTTACATGTCTTCTGGTGGCGCGGTGGTCAGTCCTGAAACATCGTTGAAGTTGTCGGCAGTTTGGGCGTGCGTAAAACTACGTGCTGAAACTATTTCAACATTGCCACTTCACTTATACGACACTGAAAAAAAGATTGCCAAGGACCATGAACTGTATCGAATCTTGCATGATTCACCCAATGCAGACATGTGTGCCAGTGAATTTTGGCAGATTCAGTCAGCGTGTCTGGATTTATGGGGTAATGCGTACAGTTATATTGCTCGCCGCAATAATCGTAGTGTTATTTCTTTAGAGCCATTATTTCCTAGTGAAATGGTTAAAAAGCGCCTGAAAGATGGAAGCTTTGAATACCATTACACGGAAAACGGCAAAGTTAAGATCTATACCGATGATGAAATTCTGCATTTTAAGGGCTTTACCTTGGATGGTTATGTAGGCTTATCGGCAATTCAGTTTTTTGCACAAACGATTGGTATGCAATTTGATGCAAACAATCAGGCACAGGACTGGTTCAAAAATGGCTTAAAGGTCGGCGGATTTCTTGAAACTGGTGAGAGAACCTTAACTGATGAGCAGCGTTTAAAAATGCGCAAAGGCTTGGCTAGTTTTAGTCTTCCTGAAAACGCTGGGAAGTACATGATTCTTGAGGCAGGGATGAAAGTCTCCAGCGCCTCAAACATTCGAATCAATCCAGTTGATGCTCAGCTTCTTGAAAGTCGTTATTTCGGCATTGAGGAAATTTGTCGGGCTTTTGGTGTGCCACCTCAGTTGATCGGGCATACAAATAAAGCTAGTTCATGGGCGTCAAGCTTAGAGCAAACCAATCAGGGCTTTCTTACTTACTCATTAAACCCACAACTGGTTCGATATGAGCAAACAATCGCTCGGAAGTTGTTGCTACCACACGAGAAGTATCTTTATCGTCCTAAATTTGCGGTTGATGGGTTGCTACGTGCCAACAATACAGCAAGAGCTGACTTCTACGTGAAGATGACTCAGAACGGCTTATATACCCGCAATGAAGTGCGAGAGCTTGAGGATATGCCACGAGCGGATGATCCAACCGCAGACAAGTTAATGGTTCAGATGCAAATGGTTCCACTTGGCACCGAAAAAGGTGAAACAAATGAATAGAAAAAGTTTTAATTTAGATATTAAAGCCGTCCAAGAGGACGGTTTTTTTTCGGGCTATGGTGCGGTTTTTGGAAATCTCGACTGGTACAACGACATTATTCTGCCGGGCGCCTTCAAAAATACGCTGGCCAAATGGACTGAAAAGGGGAAATTCCCACCAGTACTCTGGAATCATAGTTCCAATGAGCCAATCGGGGTCTACACCAAGCTGATTGAAGATGAAAAAGGCTTGTATGTCGAAGGCAAATTACTGGTTGACGATGTTCCAAAAGCCAAATCCACACACGCACTTTTGAAGGCTGGCGCAATCGATGGTTTAAGCATTGGATACCGCACGGTTAAATCCAGCTACAACGAAAACACAGATATTCGTGAACTGATTGAATTGGATCTAGGTGAAATCTCAATTGTCACCACGCCAGCCAATGAAAAAAGCACAGTTATCTCTGTGAAATCTAAATTAGAAGAAGGCGAACTGCCATCTTTACCAGAATTTGAAAAGTTCCTGAGAGAGTCAGGCTTTTCAAAATCGCAAGCCACTGCAATCGCTGGCAAGGGTTTGCGCCATCTTTTGAGCGAGTCTGAAGATGAAAAGTTCCAAGCGAAATCAATTTTAAATGCTCTTAATATTTTAAAAGGAAGTCAAAATGACTGATCAAATCGAAGTGCTCGCTCAAGAGTTCAAAAAACAAGTGGATCATGTGAAAGGCATTGCTGAAGAGTTTAAAGGCAAGGCAGAGCACAATGATAAAATCTCTGAAACTGCAAAACAAACTGCTGATGAAGCAATTACAAAGCTGAATGAAGCTAAAGCTCGACTTGATGAACTTGAGCAAAAAATGGCGCGTCGCCCACAGGATGGCAAAGAAGAAGTTAAATCTCTAGGCCGTCAGTTTGTAGAATCTGACCAATTCAAATCATTGGTTGGCTCAGCTGGTCAGCGCGGCAAAGCAAACCTTGAAATTAAAGCCACCATTACTTCAGCAACCACGGATGCTGCGGGTTCGGCTGGTGATCTGGTTCAAACCACACGCATTCCAGGCATTATTGCACCGCCTGACCGCAAGCTCACAATCCGTGACCTCTTAATGCAGGGTCGTATGGATGGTAACGCGCTTGAATACGTTCAAGAAACTGGTTTTGTAAATGCTGCTGACATGGTGGCCGAAGGTGCATTAAAGCCGCAGTCTGACATTAAATTTGACCTGAAATCGACTACCGCAAAAGTTATCGCTCACTACATGAAGGCATCGCGTCAGATTCTTGATGACGCATCGCAATTGCAGTCTTATATCGATGGTCGCTTACGTTATGGTCTTGCTTTCAAAGAAGAGCAGCAGATCCTGAACGGTGACGGTACTGGTCAAAACTTGCTTGGTATTATTCCACAAGCAACTGCGTATGTTCGCCCCACCGGAGTAGCCACAACCGCAGAAAGCAAGCTCGATACTCTGCGCTTCGCAATGCTTCAGGCAATTCTTGCTGAATACCCTGCGAGCGGCCATGTGCTAAACCCGATTGACTGGGCTGCAATCGAAACCCTGAAAGACACATCTGGTCAGTACATCATTGGCAATCCACAAGGCAACTTAAACCCGACTCTGTGGGGTCTTCCGGTTGCAGAAACACAGGCGATTGCTGCGGGTAAATTCCTGACTGGTGCCTTCTCAATGGGTGCTCAAATCTTTGATCGCTGGCAGTCTCGTGTAGAGGTGGCAACTGAGAACGAAGACGATTTCGTTAAGAACTTAGTAACCATTCTTGCTGAAGAGCGCCTGGCATTGGCGGTTTATCGTCCAGAAGCGTTTATCTATGGTGATATTACTCCAGCAGTTGCTGGCGGTTAATCCAGAATCCAATAAGGGTCAACTAGCTGGCCCTTATTTATTAGGAGATAGTCATGACTGAGTACGATGTTAAGCGTGAGCACTATGGTGACAAGTATTACCAGACTGGTGATAAGCGCACAGCAAATCCAGCGGATGTGAAACACTTAGTTGATAAGGGTGTTTTGGTTGAATCCACAGAAGAGCCAAAACCTAAAACCACTAAAACCCCAGCAAAACAGGCGAAACCAGAATGATTGATCTCGCAAAAGCTAAGTTGCATTGTCGTGTAGATCATGATGATGAAGATACTTTGATACAGGCATATATCGATGCTGCCAATGAGCAAATCCAAGCACATTTAGACCGCAAAGTTATCGCAACCGAGGCTGAGCGAGTAAACGAAAATGATCTGGTTGATAACAGAGCCTTAGATGCTGCTCGGCTTCTCTTTGTTGCGCACCTGTATGCCAACCGGGAAGCCACCACTCAGGCAACGATTGAATTGCCTTTAGGATACTGGTCCTTAATTCAGCCTTATCGTGACATGGGGGTGTGATATGTCCCAACGTGCCGGCGAACTATGCCACCGTGTGACGATTCAGCATAAAACCACGGTTTATGATGAATATAACTATGAAACCGAAGCCTGGACTGAATACAAAAAACTTTGGGGTAAACTGGAGTTTCTTTCAGTAAAGGACAGTTTAACGGCCAAAGCTGCGGGATCGGAAACGACAGCTCGATTAAAACTGCGTAAGCGTAATGATATTGACTCAAGTATGCGCGTTTTATTTGACGGGCAGACATTCCAGATCGTGTCACCACCTAAACCCGACAATGAAAACGGTCGGATTTATATGACGCTGGAGTTGTCTTTAGTGGAGTGAGCTATGTCAGTAGAATTCAATATTGAAGGCTTGGATGAAGTTCAGGAAAAGCTTAAAAGACTTGGCAATCCGCGCTTGATGAAGAATGCTGCAAGGCGTTCCATGCGTAAAGCCATGGCAATTGTGCGTGATGCTGCTCGATCAGGTGCAAAAGCAATAGATGACCCGCAAACAGCCGAAAAGATTTGGAAAAATATTGCAATTGCCGCAGGGAAAACACGAAATCCAAATGAAGTGGTGATGCGTGTCGGTGTGCGTGGTGGTGCGTCATTTTCTAATCCAAATCCGCCTAATACAAGCGGTGGCGACACCCGACATTGGCGTTGGGTTGAGCTGGGCAGTGTGCATAATCCACCAACCCCATTCATGCGGCCAGCACTGCAAAACAACATCCAAGCCGTAACCAATAGCTTTGCTGAAAACTTCAATAAAGAAATCGACAAGGAACTCGCAAAATTATGAATATTTTACCTGTAGTTCCGACACTAAAATTGGCTTCGGCAGTCACAGCATTGCTTGGCACCAATCCTTTAAGGGTATTTGAAGATATTGCGCCACACAAAACACCTTATCCTTATGCAGTTTGGTCGGTGGTCACAGCAAGTCCTGAAAACCATTTAGATTGTCCGGCGAATACCGATCATGTGTCATTCCAGATTGTGGTTTATGACACCCAGCAGAAAAGAGCATCAGATATTCGAGCAGCAATACGAAAGGCTTTAGAGCTACATTGCTATGTCACCAATATTCACCCAAACCATTTTGAACGTATCGCCGATACCAATATTTTTGGTCGCGGCTTTGATGCGAATTGGTTTTTGGATCGTTAAACAAATTTGTTTTTTCACATAGCACCTAAACAGGTGCTTTTTTTATGCCTAAAATTGAGGAGTAGCTACTCATGGCACATGTTAAAGCGCAAGGTACACAAGTATTTGCGGTAGTTGATGGCGCGGTTGTCCGCTTCACTTGCCCTAAAGCATTTTCATTTGGGGAGGACTCGTTCTCAAAGATTGATGCAACTTGCCTAGACTCTGACACAAAAGACTACGAGCGTGGTCTGCGTGATCCGGGTGAAGGCTCTATTCAAATTGATCTTGATGATACAAACACAAGCCATTTGAAACTAATTGAATTGGCTGACTCTGGTGAAAAAATCCAATGGTATATTGGCTCAAGTCATTCAAAAACTCCGCCAACCTATGAAGCTGTTGCAGGTATCGACCTGCCAGAAGATCGCATCTGGTGGTCATTTGAGGGTTATATCAACCCAGCTGCACCAACGATTGAGCAAGACGCTTTAGTTGGCTATACATTCACACTTGTTCGCACTTCAGCAGTCGTAATTACTCCACGAGTGGTGACTCCGTAATGGCAAAATTAACATTAAAATCAGCTAAAAAAGCGGTCGGTGTTGGTAGCTACGTTCAAAAGACAATCCAGTTTCGTGACTCGGGTGGTGAGGTTTTTGAAGGGGAGATTCTGGTTAAAATCCTGACTCACGATGAAAAAGCCAATGCGATTAATCACTGGAAGCTAAAAGACCGCAAAACAGCAACATTGGACCAGCTCACCAAAGCGATTCTTTTTGAAGCTATCTATTCGGAAGATGGTGAACGCTTTTTCCCGACAATTCAAAGCACCGGCGAAGTATCGACAGAAATCATTGATGCGATGTACCAGGCGGCCGACGAGGTGCTAGACTTCTCGGGGAAGAACTGGATTTCGAAGCAGAAGAATTCTGGTGCGAGCTCGTCATCAACGGAATCGGAGGAAGAACGATTGCCGAAGCCAAGCGAAGAATAAGCACCAAGGAGTTTGCGATCTGGCGGGCCTTTCGTGAAAAACGAGGCTCGCTTTTTGTTGGTCGTCGTATTGAGCAGGGCTTTGGTAACCTGATGGCCACCTACCTGAGTTCCAAAGGCGCGAAAAACGTTAAGGCTTTAAGCTTCATGCCTCATGAAAATCAGCCAGAAGAAATGTCTTTAGAGGAATATATGCTGAAGACTTATGGCGGAGAATAGAAATCGGCTTAGGCCGGTTTCTTTTTGGCTATTAAATTAGTATCTTATCTCCACCATAAACGGGGGTAATATAATGAAAAAATTAATTTTATCTGGGGTTGTTGGGGTTATTTCGACAGTTGCAGTAGCGAACAAGCCATTGATGTTGCAACAAGGTGAGCCAGCACCAATGGGCGAGCCAGTGCAATATCAAGCACCAAAGAAGTCTTACTCATCAAGTGCGCCCTCCGCCTTGGGCGATTATGTAAGTTTTAATGCTGCTTTTTCTGGATCAAGAATTGGTGCGGAAAATGTGGGTGGCGACTCTACTTTTAGTGGTATCGATTTAGGGATAATGGGGGTTCAGGAGAATCTTTCTGCAGGACTTGGATTTACATATCAAGCTGATAGTGACTGGAAATATTCTGAAATTTATTCAAAGTTTGGCTATCGATTATTCAACCAAAATAATAACTATGGGGTAGTTTCCACTGGTGTGGGTTATGCCTGGTTGTCAGCAAAAGACTATGCGATTGATTTAGACTATTTTGTATTACCATTAGAGTTAGAAATTGGCCATTATTTTCAGCCAAACCTAGCAGCCTACGCTGCACTTGGTTATAAATGGCTATGGAATACAAGTGGTGAGGCTTGCTACAACAATATTTGTGGTTCTGGATCAAGTAGTGAATTAGATGTAGATGGTGCAACCTACAAAGCCGGACTTCGATACAACTTCTAAAAGCAAACCTCCTTCGGGAGGTTTCTTTTTGGCCGTTTAATTAGTATCTTGTTCTAAATTATAAATTTGGGGCTGGGTGTGAAAAAGTTATTAATTTTAACTATGCTGATTGCTGGATTTGCACATGCTGATAATTCTGAACAGCGAATATCTGATCTGACAAAAATGCTTGAACGCGGAAGTTATTCAGAACAATCTGACATCGAAACTAATAAAAAAACTGTAAGCCAAGCTGATATTGATTATTGTGTGAATATTTCATCTTTTGCTGAAGTTGCCATGAAGCATAGACAAAACGGCAAGAAGTTTGAAGATATGTATCGTGTTGATCTAGGTAATGGAGCACTGACAAAGGTTGCAAAGGCTGCAGTCGTTGATGCTTTTAAAGTGCCTGTATTTAAAAACACAGCTGACAAGCAAAAAGCTGTGAGCGAATTTAAAGATGCCGCAATTAAAGGTTGCATATTAGAGTTTGAGAAGAACCTTTAGATAAACCAAAAGACTAACCGCCGAAAGGCGGTTTTTTATTGCCCGGAGTTTTGTATGAGCACCAAGCTAGGCACATTAACCCTAGATTTAATCGCCAAAATTGGTCAGTTTGTTGGGCCTGTAAAAGAAGCAGAAAAACAAACTAAGATCAGTTTTAGCAAAATGCGCGACCATGTGAATACTTTTGGCGCAGTTGCTGTTGCTGGCGCAGCTGCAGTGGGGGCGGGTGTATTTGCTATGGCAAAGGAATATGCTAATGCTGCCCAAGAGCTCCAAACTTTTGCAAACATCTCCAACACAACCACCCAGGAGTTTCAAAAGCTAGCCGCAGGCGCTCAAACCGTTGGTATTCCAATGGACAAGCTATCCGATCAGCTAAAGGATTTTAATGAAAAACTGGGTGAGTTTATCACTATTGGTTCTGGTGGTGCGGTTGATTTCTTTGAGCAGATCGCTACCAAAACCGAAGGTTCGGCAGAAGGTGCCCGAAAGCTCGCACTGGAAATGCAGAACCTGTCAGGCCCACAGGCGCTCCAGCTTTATGTAGATAAACTTGAAGAGGCCGGGGTTACCCAGCAGCAAATGTCTTTCTACTTAGAAAGTATGGCATCCGACACAACCAATCTTATCCCATTGTTGAAAAATGGAGGGGAGGGATTTAAGTTTTGGGCAGACGCAGCTGAGAGAGCTGGCGTCATCATGGATGAACATGCAATTCAAAAAGCAGCTGAACTTAAAGTTCAACTAGGTCTGCTGGATTTGCAAGTTCAGGGTGCGAAAAACCAGTTTATCCAAGGATTGATGCCAGCACTAGTTTCGATCGGAGATGCAATGAATGATGCGACCTCTGAGACAAATCTACTATCGGATGCAGGTGAAACACTAGGGAATGTGTTCAGAGGTGTTGCGGCGGTTGGTATTGGAGTGTACGCCACAATTAAGATGCTATCGAATGCAATTGCAGGATTGGCACATGATGCCGCACTGGCCAATAAAACAGTCAACTCTGCGTCCGAAAAAGGCTCATGGGCCGATAATATTCCAGGTATCAAGTGGGCTAGAAAGGCAATCTTGGGCACAACGCTATCCAGAGCACCAGACAGCGGCGTTTCTATGGCAATGCAAGACAATGCCAAGGTTGCTGAAGATGTCACAAAGATGATAGACGGATTGTTTAGTGACACCACAAACAAAGCTGTTAAGGCTATGGCTCGGGCAAATCAAGGCATGGCCGGTGTTACATCAGGCATGGATGAGTGGGTCAAAAAGCAAAACGAAGCAGCAAAGGCCGCTAAGGAAAACACTAAAGCCTTGCGTGAGCAAGAGCGCGCTTTAGAAGATGCCAAAAGATTAATCTACGAATACGGTAGCGAGTTCAATCGAATTGAAACCGACCTTCGTGATGAGATCTTACAAATCCAGGGTGCAGCACTTACTTCTAGTGCAAAAACACGCATGATTGCCGATGCTCAAGAGGTGTCCGAGGCTCGTAAAAAGCTATATGCATCTGAGCTTGACTTTGAGCTCAATCAATACCGCATGACGGAAGCTGAAAAGCTAGAAGCGCAGTTGAACATTGACAAGTTGAAGATAGATGCAACAAAAGGTCTTCTTGATGATGAACGAAAGCTAAAAAAAGCATCTCTCGATGCTCAATCCAAAATAGAACAGTCTTTAACTCGCATTTCGCAAGACAAAACTCTGTTGGAGATTAAGCGCCACTGGATGACCGCAGGCGACTACGCGCGTGAGTATTACGCGCTGGTGCGTGAAGAAATCCTAAGCACTCCGGGCTATTCACCAGAAATGCGGGATGCGCTTCTTTCGCAGGCATCCGCACAGCAGAACATTGAAGAATCTTATGAGCGTGATAGCGCAATTGAAGATTACCGAAATGTGATGGGTTATGGAGAAAATCCATTAGAGCGGCAATTTGAAGTGCTGCAAAAGATGCGTGAACTCGATCTGTTAAACGAGGAAGCGTATCAAAATGCAAAACTTGAACTGCAAGCCAAGTCTACCGCTAGCTACATGGAAGGCATGCTGGGTGGATTTGCTGCGCTGGTGGATGAGAACTCTAAAACCTATGCGGTGCTGTTTGCGGCTCAGAAAGCTTTTGCAGTAGCTCAGGCAATGCTGAACATTCCGGCGGCCTATTCCAAAGCTTTTGACGCAGTAGTAGGCACGCCATACATTGGCCCATACATTGCGCCTGCAGTCGGTGCAGCTGCAGCGGCTTTACAGGTTGCCCAGGCCGCAAGCATGAAGTCAGTTAATCTGACCGGTATGGCCCACGACGGTATCGACAATATCCCGAAAGAAGGCACATGGTTGCTCGATGGTGGTGAGCGTGTTTTAAATCCAGAGCAAAACAAGGATTTAACTCGATATTTAAGTGAAGCGCGTGAAAGCAACACTAATAGACCCATCGACAACAACCTGCGCGTGATTATGGTTAAGGATGAGGATGAGGCAAAGGATTGGTTATACAGCCCTGAAGGTGAAAAGGCTTTTCTTTACCACATGAAGCGAAATCGTAGTAAGGTTTAAATTTTGGAGAGTGTTTTGGGTAATATCGTTAAATTTATTAAGACTGAATCCGATATAGAAATCGATAGCGTTGGAATAAAAGCTTGGGAAACCATGTGTAATGTAATTGATCAAGACTTTCATGGCACTGGGTTTGAGTCTTACGCAAATCAATTCAAAGGTGAGTTTAAGCCAATTTTTGAAGCATTATTTATTGGGCCTTTAGAATTTCCTGCAATTAGTGATAGTGATGAAAATCCATTACATAAAGAGTGGAAAGATGTCTTGAGTAAGACGCTTGAGCGAATTCATGTGCATACAATGAGCTTGGTGAAAACTACCTATATTCGTGAATTAGAGCGATTCTGTGAGTTGAACTTCTCATAAGACAACATCGTTAGGAACTAGGATTCGCATAAGCTCACTTCGGTGGGCTTTTATCTGGAATTTAGTGTGTTTTAGATAATTAAGCTAGACAAGGAGCAGGCTAATCGTATAATTCAAACGTGGTAAAGAACAATCATCTAATTTAAGAGTAAAATATGCATTTAATTGCGCCTATCGCTGAGACTCGTTTAAAAGAGGTAGTAGATTACTTTGCGCACTTGGGTTTAAAGGATCAGAGAGCGTTTGGTGCAACTGCAGTAAAAAAGGCGGAATTGCGTAGAAGCCTCAATCAAATTCTTGATAAGGAAGTATTGGACGCCAATATTGGACTAGGCATCCTGGCAACCTATGAAAACAATTTAGATAAAGCTTTAGAGCATTTTAAAATTGCATATAACTTTTCAAATAAAGATTCAACTTCTTCACTAAACTATGCTAACTCTTTATTTGTGAGCGGTAGGCATAAGGAAGCTTTTCCGATTTATAAAAATGCAATCATAAAAGAGCCAACATCCCTAGATATATTCCAGGGAATTTGTCGAGCTTTGATTGGTTACGGATATCTGGATGAACTTGAGGATATTTCTAAATGCTTAAAAGGGATTGAAAGCCCTTATTCGGCACGCTATCAGCGAGAGATTAATCTTATGCGCAACACTTTATCTTATTTGGAATCAATAAATGTAAGTGTAGATTTGTTTCGCTCATATCATATTGCAATTGATAAAATTTTCTTTAAATATTTTAATATTACGACAACTTTTGACACTGAAGTCTTTCATGATCGTGATAGAAGCACATTTAGCTACTTAATTTATTTGCCTGTCTCGAAGTCTGACAAAAACATTGAAGACTTGGTGGGCGATATGAATGATGAGTTACAGGATGAAATTATTAAATTAAGAAAAACAGATGATGTGGAAAATAAAGAAATAATCAGAGAAATGTCAAAAAAACTTTGCTTTTACTTTTCCTTGCCTCGTTGTCTTGATGTAGAGGGTGGTAATGGCTGCTAAAGAGTTTGGCTTAATTGCTGATTTCCTTGAGAGAAACAAAGATAATACTATTAATGATGAGTTTGTATTAAGGGTGTGCGCTGGACGACATTACTATGAGCTTTTTCATATAGTTAAAGACTGGTTAAGTAACCATTACCTGAGTCAATATAATGCTGCAGGCGGAGCAACCCACGCAGCATTACAAAATTGTTGCCATATTTTGCAAGATACTGAAAACGAAGATTTGTTCGAAAAACTAGAGTTGAAGCTTCGTGCATTACATGATTTGCGTGTTAATGCGGATTATCATTTGGATCGAGATTTTTCAAATGGAAAATTGGTTACGATGAAGGTTGAAAAAGAGCGTCTTTACCTCCTATTGGATTCTTTATTTGCAAAATTGATTCAGCAAAAGCAAGCATGAAGAACCAAGTGATAGCCACCTGATTAGGTGGCTTTTTTAATGCCCGCAATTTGAGGACAAAATGAAAATACAAACGTCATATGGCGAGGTGCACGTATTAACAAATTGCCCTCTATTGGATTCGACTGAAAGCCTGGAATGGATGACTGAAGTTCATGAATCATTTGATGGTAGTGAAGAGCGTTATCCATTGCGTGAAGCACCGCGTCAGATCCTGAATTTCAATTACACCCAGCTGCGTAAAGCCATGGGTGATATGTTTCATATGCTCTATGCAAATCTACGCAAACAATGGGGCATTCCGCTGCGCCAGGTAAAACGAGCCATTCTAGATATTGTTGATGATGATTACATTATTCTCGATGCAGCAGATACCATAGCCGACCTTAGAGTCGGTTTTGCTTTTATTGAGAGCAGTGAAGGTGCTCAGGTGGTCGAGATCATTGATCGTGGCCGCTACATCATTATCCAGGAAGAAATACGTGATCCAGAAACGGATGAGGTGATTCAAGAGCTGATCACCGAATACCAGGATGGCTTTCGGCTGGTCGCCAATGTGACTGTAACCAATGCAGTAATCATGCCGCTACGGATCTGCGTGATTGATGGTGATGCTTCTATCAATGCAGGTGGTTTCTGGTCCAATGCTTCAGTTGTTTTTCGTGTGCTGGCAGAGGATTTGCCGGAGCATGAGGGTGATGTGCCAGAGCAATTCAAGGGTCAAGATATTTATTTCAAGCCGCTGCTGCTTGATGGTGACTCACTCGAAATGACGCTGACCCAACATCAAAACTTTGTTGATGGCTCAATCGGCGGCTTTCAGCAGTACACACATCACACAAAGCCGAAGTATTTAAAACCGTTCATTTCGGTTTTAAAAGACTGGTCAGAGTTCAATGCTTATCGCCGATTCTTGTTCCGCAGGTCTGGACGTTCACGTGCATTCTGGATGCCGCTATATGAAAAGCATTTGAATATTTTAAACACGGGCAATATCACCACCAATTTAAGCACCAATACCAAATACATCGTTGAAGCCGACCGCAAACATATCGCAGTCAAACGCAAGGATGGCACTTGGACAGCGCATGAAATTACCAGCCGCACTGGTGGCTCGTTTACAGTTTCGCCGGCCATTAATACGCAGCGCAACAATATTCAGAGCATCTGCTATTTAGGGCTGCATCGCCTGGATGCAGACCGGGTTGAGTTTCAGTTTTTAGGCGCAGGCAAAACAAGAGTCACTGTACCGATTGTGGAGATTGACAACTAATGGCACGTGTAGAGCTTTATCAATTTACCCATGGCAGCAAGCAATGGTTTTTCACCAGCGCACGTAAAGCGGTCACTCACAACGAAAATACTTATTACCCGGTTCGTGGTTTAAGCCGTGGAAATATCGAAGATGCGGATATTGATAAGTGTGAAGTCGAGCTGACTTTTCCGCATCCATATCCGCTATTCAATGATGCAGATGACAGTTTTACCCAGGTGTTTCTGAACAAGATTTATCTTGAATCAGTGCATTTTATGCTGATCGAACTGGATGGTGCAGATGCGCTTGTGCTGTTTAAAGGCCGGGTGACGCAGCCAAAATTTAGTGACCGCGACAACACAATGACGCTAGTTTGTTCAACTGCAGAAAGCTTTATGCGCCGGAACATTCTGACACGAAAGTTTCAGCGCACGTGCCCGAACAACATTTACGACAAGTTTTGCGGCTTGGATTTTAACGAATGGGCCTTTGAAGTAACTATCACTGCAGTTAATGGGCTTGACATTACTTACACGGTCAATCCAACCCAGGTGATAGATGAGCTCGGCAATCCAGTGTTTGAGCAAGTGCCAGTACTCGATGAATTTGGGCAGCCGGTACTGGATGGTGAAGGTCAGCCAACTTACACAGATGGCGACCCGGTGATGGAAATCAAAAGCTATCCTGCGGGGTGGCTCAATCGTGGTGTGCTGAAAAAAGATGGCGTGTTTACGTTCATTGTTAGCAACAGCTCAAATGGAAATGCCCGACTATACCGGCAGCACATTGGGCTTGAAGTTGGTGATGTGGTGCGACTTGCGCCTGGTTGTGATCAGTCACTGAAAATGTGTCATGAGAAATTTAATAACCGCCTGCGTTACGGTGGCCATCCAAATATGCCGACCGAAAACCCGCTGGAAACTCAATTAATTAAGTAGGCTTGATATGCATGTAATTTTGTTTTTGCTGGCCATGTTTGTGCCTGCTGTCTGCTTTAGCCAGACGCTTGATATTGAAAAATATGAAATTCGTCAGGAAAAAGCGATTATTCCGCTGCTTATTGGTGCGGCGCTGGTTGCGGTTGCAGTGGGTATCTATACATTCCTGCAAATGCGCAAGATGCAGAAGAAAAACCAGCCAAAGCCGAATCAGCTGGACGGGACGATTGCAGACGAGGGTACTTCATTTTGTGACATTGCTGGCAGTCCACACGTGCATGCAAACATCACGGATATCTGGGGTAAATCCACCCAAGCAATCAAGAAAAAAAGCGGTGGCTTTTTAGGGGTTGGTAAGACGTCACAAGTCACTGGATACCGCTATTATGCAAAATTTGCTGCGTTTATCGGGAATCGAATTGAGAAGTTTCTCGGCATTAATTTCGATAATCGGAAGTGGATTTTGCATGATCCAAAGTATTATGGGCCTAATTTTCTTCAAATTTATGAGCCGAATCTATTTGGTGAAAATGAAGGTGGGGTTGCGGGAGTTATTGATATCCATACCGGATTGCCGGAACCTGAGCCAAACCCAACTTACCAACAATATTTCCCCCTGGTTTCAGGCTACCCATATCAATCTTATTTAGTTTTCCGAGGCTTTAGTGATCCGATTGATGGTCAGGCCTATGCTGCCCCAGCTAAAAGCAGCTTCTACCTCGGCAACTCTGGCTACATGAAAGAGATGCTGCTTTGGGTGAAGCGGATTCGTGTCAAGAATGATGGCGGCAAGCAATGGTATGACGAAAAATCAGAGGTTGGCAGTGGGATTCAGCGGTACTTCCCATCAGATGTATACCAGCCGTTTCAACCAACTATGGCCGGTACATGTTCGTGGATTGATCCATCTGGAAAGCATACAGTACCATGGGACGCTGGAACATTTCCCTTTATTGAGGTTGGTCAAAGCTATTCTTATACATATGACTACGAAAAAATGGAAATTGTGCATCAATACAAATTCCCAAGATCACCAGGCGCAAGTGATCCAAGTGTGGTGCACATGGTGAGTAAGTATGGCATGACTATGATTAATGAGCCGTTCACCAAAGTTGCTCCTTTGGAGTGGATTGGCGGCACTCCAAAAAGCGATGTAATGTGGGGTGGAGCGGTTATTAGATCATTTAAGTATAGTGGTCTATTTTTTTGGGGTGGCGGGATTTTTGATGCAAAACTAATCACTACGCCCGGCGCAAAAGTTGAAATCACAACAGAAGATAACACTCCAATTATAGCCCCCTTTTTTACTGAACAAGTGGATAGGGTTACTGCAAGTCTGTATCAGCAGGATCTACCTAAAGGTATATATAAGATTAGCGTTACAATTGATGGACGGTACCCATCTTTTGAAAATGATTACCCCCCAAGACCTTATGCTCAAATGGTTTTAAGGGGTAAAACCTTTACAGAAACCGAATATGAGGACATTAACCCAATCCATAAAATTCGGGAGATTCTTACTGACGACACGGCGATGGGTAAGCCAGAATTGGATATTAATGATGTGAATTTTATCAAGGCCGCAGATCGAATTTGGGGCGAAGGACTGGGTATTTCATGGGCGATTGATGAGAAATCCTGCATCGATGCAATTGAGGAGCTTTGTTATCACATCGAAGCAGGCGTTCGTGTAAATCGACAATCAGGACTTTATGAGGTGGTTTTGTTTCGCGATGACTGGTTTGAAGAAAATGAAATTCACGATATTGCAGAAAATAAAATTAAGGATTTGTCACTTGAAGTCATGAATAGTGACGATATTGTAAATCAACTCAATGTCACATATTACGACCGCCAGCGCATCAAGAATTCTACTTTTTCTGTTTATGAAAATGGATCAATTTTAACAATGGGTCATGCGAATGCTGAGTCTATTGATTTTCCATATTTCATGAATATGCGAAATGCTGAAATTGTGGCGAACTGGAAATTGAAACAATACTCAACACCTGCGTGGAAAGGCACATTTACAACAGGGTGGCGTGAGGCTCGAAAGTGGAATCGCTATGACTTGGTAAAGATCACTTGGTCTAAAAAATGGCAAGGCACAATCTTAGCTCGAATTATGAAAATTGATTTGGGTAACGGCTTAAACAATGAGGTAATGATTGATTTTGAGGAGGTTGTTCCATATTCGGGAGAGATGAACACAAGCATTGTAGTTGATGATTCTACTGAAGAAAAAGCAGAGCCTGCAAAACCCGCAATTGGTGAAACATTTGAAGCACCTTACTACATTGCAGTACAAAATATTGGACAGCGAAAATTAGATGAGGAGCTTGCATACAACCAAGACGTTGGTTTTACATTCTCAACATATCGTAGACCACAGTGGAATGCTTTATATGCTGAAATCACAACTGCAAACGTGGATAAGCCTGAAGATGGCTGGATTGTTGACGGCAATGCTGAGTTTGTTACAAGCGGTCAATTCGATCAATTAGTATCGAGAACAACGACGCAAATCCCTGTAAAAAATTTACAGATTGAGGGTTCATTAAATCAAGGCGATTTAATTGTTGTCGGCAGTTGGATTATCGGCAATGTTGGTCAATATGAATTTATGATTATTGAATCGTTTGATACTGAAACAAGCATCTTAACTGTAAAGCGTGGCGCATTAGACACAATTCCATTTGAGTGGGGTGTTGATACTAATTTTTGGCTCTCGAACCCTGAAAATGGTTTGTTTTCGCTAACTGAGTATTTAGCAGGACAAAATGTCAAAGCATCAGCACTAACAGTTACCCCAAGCTCTAAACTAGAGCAACTTGGCAGTACGCCTGTTTATATGCGCTCTCGCGCCATTCGCCCTTATCCACCAGCGAATGTGAAGATTAATGGTATGTTCATGCCTTTGTATATTGAAGGAGGGGTGCAAATTACATGGGCAAATCGAAATCGTCTACAGCAAACTGGGGGGGAAATGATTGGTTATTTCGAGGGGTCAGTTGTGCTTGAGCCAAACACTCAAACCCTGCTCACTATAATTGGGTATGACGCCGATGGTGTTGTGCTATCAACACAAAACGCAAATGTGACAGCCGTAAATACTTACACATTGCCTGCATCTAGTATGGATCCAAATACTCGAAAAATTAACATTGTTTTAAGAACGGTGCGCGATGGTTATGAGTGTTTATATCCATTCACCCATGATGTACTGGTTTCCAACTTAACAGCACCGCAAAATGTGACTTTTGAAGTGATTGAATTATGACAACAAGCATTAAACTCAAGATGGTATGGGTTGATAGCAATGAGATTATTGAGGGGGTGCGTATTTATAAAAGCGCATCCTCTTTTACATCGCTAAGCAAACCTGCTGTTTATGCAGAAATTCTGGATGGTAGCGACTTTTATGAAGATTTTAATGTTGAAGATGGTGAAACATATTTTTATATGCTTTCATGTTTTCTTGGTGATCAAGAGGTGTTTACTGAATGTTTTGAAGTCACGCCAGCGCTTGACCCAATCCTAACTTTCAATCTCCCTAAGGTAAATACTTTAATTAGTGAGACACAGATATACGCAAAGCCAGATCTTACAGTTCACAATTTTCTGTTTGCATTCTTCAATCATACCGGGGAATCGTTTTATATCGGCAAACCCGGCTTAAGCAGTAATGGGGCGTTGAAAGTATCCAAGTGTATTTGTGATTCTCCTTTTGATATTCCAGCATCACCCGTATTTGCTGATGTTGATTTGAGCTTAACAGGTCGCTCGGTCACGGGAATAAGCTTTTATAAAAATGGAAAACGAGCAATAGTTAGTTTTTCGAGAAACTCAACCCGTGAATATTGTTTTGCAATTCTGGAACTGGCAGATCCATTTGACCTGGTTGGTGCAGTTGTATTGGGTGTGCATGTTTCACCTTTGCAGTTTTACAGTACTGTAATGGCATCCGAGCCAGGGGATTATCTGTTTATAGTTAGAGAGGACTCACCCACCAACAAATACCCTGTAGTAGGTGATCTTGACACATCGTTCACACTAGGCGGTCAGATGCAATACTTATTGAATACTCATACAAATGCAGATGTTATGGGGTATGCGATTTCGCCAGATGGGCTTTCATCAATAGTCATATTCGGAAATCTTTTTACATCACAAATCAAATCAATAACTTCGATGAGACTCGCAACACCATTTGTACTATTGCCAAATACATCTCAACAAAGGATAACAAGAGGAACTGCTGCAGGAAACTACAGAAGAAACAATACCAATCGGTTTCTTTATAAACATGAAGATACATGGTTTGTGGTTTGGTGTATTGATGCAGACAGCAATCCAAAAGTATTTAAGCAAATTGTTGAAATTGAAAACTGGATTTAACGCACCGAAAGGTGCTTTTTTATTACCTAAAATTTAGGGGGCGCAATGCCAAATGACTACTCATCTGATCCACCAGTAGCAACAGCAGGGCAGCTTCTTGCCATCTCAGACAAGATCAACGACATATCTAAAAATATGGATAAGCTTGCGGAAATGCCCCAAAAGCTTGATCGCATGAATATGCAGCTCGAGCAGTTAAACAAGGATCACCAGCAGACCAGAAGCGATTTGTCACAAACCCGAGATAACCTGCAAGATGATCTGGATCGAGCCAAGTCAAACTTTAAAAGTGAGATTAAGCAACTCAGAAATGAGATTGATCCGAAGTTTAAGGAGGTGGATTCACAGATCCGGGTGCTACATGAAAGTAAAACCAAGATCGACAGCATTACCAATCTTGTGCGATTCGGTGGCATTTTCTTAGCAGGCTTGTTTGTAGTCGCTTGGAATACTCAAACGAGCAAGACAGACACGGTAAACACTCAAGCAATGACCAACACCCAGAGCATTCAGGTCCTTGAAAAACAATCTGATCAGCTTTTAAGAACGGTTGAAGAAATCCGCAACAAACTTTATGAACGAAATATGAGAGAGGAAAAATGAAATTAATCCAAGAAAGTGCATTTCAGTACTTATCCGTAAAGCTCCCGCTACTGGGGGCTTTTTTAATGCTTGCAGTTTTAGTTATTCAGTGGGCATTAGACTTTAATTTTATCCCTGAACAATATGCGCCTTTTATTATTGGGACCGTATTGCCAGCTTTGAGCTGGATAGGTCGTAAAATTGCACAGCCACAATTACACAATCAGCCTTTAGGCTTTGCCACAATAACAGCAGGGCATAGCAATACTGATCCAGGTGCGGTGAATGGTAAAACCAAAGAAGCAGATCTGGTCGTCAATTTCCGAAATGCAGTGACTCATTATTTACGTGAGGCAGGGCTGCAAGTCAAAACGGATGGCACTGGCACTAAAAACGACCCATTGTCTGCTGCGGTAAAATTAATTAAAGGCTCAAGTGTGGCAGTCGAATTCCATATGAATGCTGCAGCATCAAAGCAGGCAAACGGAATTGAGACCATTGCGCTGCCAAAAGACAAGAAACTGGCTCAAGACCTATCGAAGGCCGTGGCAGATGCTCTTGGTAGTCGTTTGCGTGGTGATAATGGCTGGATTGATCAATCTAAGTCAGCAAGGGGCCGTCTAGCCTACGTGAATGCTGGTGGTTTGATTGTTGAGCTTGGCTTTATCTCGAATGAAGCAGAATTGGCAGCGTTTCAAGCGCGTTACTGGCTGGCTGCTAAGGCTGTGGCCAAAGTGTTAATTGACTATGAAAAACTCGCTAAATTGTAA